TTTTATTGACAGATGCGAATGGAAATCGCAAATCCCAAAAAGTGGAAGAAGAAGCCGCATTAAATCTTTATCTTAGCCTAAAATAATCCTTTAACAAACCCTCTTACGAGGGGGTTGATTAAGGGATTATATAAGGAGAGAGAATGAGAGAGAGAATAGAAGATTTAGCACAATCCGCCGAAACCATCGCCATTTATGGCGGGGTAGTTCACAGAAACTTGTAGGGGTAATACTTATAAGGTGGAGGGGTGTTTATGAAAATAAAAACAGAGGAAGTAGAGGTTTTATCTTAAGATTTCCTCAACTAATCTGACATCATCTTCACATCTTGATTTTACTTGTCCACACCAATGACTGTTTTTCATCTCTTCAATCATTTTAGCCCAATCTCTGTTTTTAACCGCTTCTATCATTTTTCTAAAAGTTAAAAACCTGCTTTTGCCTAAATTAAACTCCATATCTATTAAAACTAATTGCACATTATAAGGCAATTTGTCAAAATCAGGAAAAATTTCTCTAAGCTCGCTTTTTACTCTTTTAATATCGTTTTTAAGCAGATACATTGCCTCATCTTCACTTATGCCTAAATCGTCTAAATTTCTTCCAACTCCTATTGTTAAGTGTCCTGCCGGACAGATGTAAGGCTTTAGTTTTAAATCTTCGTGTTTAATTAATAAGTTTTTAATATCCATTTTCATTCCCTTTATGAAAACACTGTAACTCTTAGATTTTCAGGGGCTTTCATGTAGATACTATCAGTACCGCCATATTGAAATTCCCCGTAATTCCAATACCCATAAGGGCTTATATCATTTGGTTCATCTGTTCCGATATAGACTTTAATGTTTACCCCGTTTTGTTTTTGTATGGTGCAAGAACCATCCGCTACTTTTACCCATTTTTCTTTTTCTAAATTAACCCATTTTGTAGCCATTTCTTATCCTTTATATCTTAATATTGCGTTTTGTGCCTGCTGTGCAATTATTTGTGTAAGCAATTGATTAAAAATTAATAAAAAAATTTTAGAGTCAGGTCCATTGTAACTTAATATTGCATTTTGTGCCTCTTGTGCAACTATTTGCGTAAGTAAACGATCAAAAAGAGATGAAAAAACTTCTGAATTAATTGGTAAAATTTCCATTTTTATCCTTTGCAAATTTTTTATTATATTCTTTTATCTGCTCATTTAAAAACTCATTTGCCCTTTTCAGTTTATCTCTTTCTTCTTCACATTTTTTCAATTCTTCAACTATTTCTTCAAATTCATTTGCTTTAATTTCTACCACTTTCATTTATCTCCTTTACTTTATAATGTATTGTAAAATGTCTATCTTTACTTGTATTTACTTCAAAAGTCTGTAATTTAGGACAAGGTGTTTTTATATAAACATATTTTACCTTTTCATTACAGCCACTAAAAAGAAAGAGTGTGAGAGCCGACAGAAAGATTAATTTCTTTTTCATTGTCTTCCTTTTTAGTATCTTTAATAATCTGCTCTTTTTTAGCCTTTTGTTTTGCCTGAAATTCTTTAATATTTGCTTTTACTTTTTCTTGCACTACCTTTACTTGTAAATTCTGGTTTTGTAATTTAAGCTCTTTATTTGTATCTTTAAGATGATAAATATACATAATAACAGCTATAATTATCCCTGCAACAAACAAAGCTATATAATCATTTAGCATTTTGATGCCCCTCCTTAATTACATTTACCGTTTCATCTCCTCCAAATTTTTCAGCTAAAAATATCTCCATTACATAAATTGCTCTTGTCCCCTGATGCCCTATAAATCCGCTTATAGCAACCGACAAAAGCTCATTAAGTCCATATCCTATAAGACCCAAGTAGACTATTACAGTAATTGAGCTTACACTTACTGCATCTACCATAAAATGAAATGTTTTTTGTTTCCAAGTGTAATTAGGATGTGTTTTTGTCCGTCTTAAATAATTCAAAAATCCTCCCCAAAAACCAAAAAAAATAACAACAATTAAAGAAATCACATTTAAATCATTTAAATTCTTATGAGGCATTTTTATTCCTTGTATCTGATTTTATGATACAACCTAACTGCTAAATACATTAAAGTTCTGCTAAATCTATCTACTTTCAACTCTTCTAAACATTCTTTAAAATACTTATCAGCTTTTTTATACTCCTCCTTATCGCACAAATAATCGTGGATTATTGCACAAGGTAAGTAATCCGTGCGATTAGGAGGAAACAAGCACCAAAAGACTCTTGGAACGCTTGCTCCATCGCTCCTATAACCTCTTGGTATTTCTATTTCTTTAAATTTAAAAGGTTTTATAACTTTAAATTTATGCTCTTTTAAAGGCTGTAAAATTACATCAGAATATTTAAAGCTCATTCAAAATTCCTATAAGTTCGTCTATTGTAGTTGCCTGTAATGCCTTATTTATTAGATCTTGACCTTTTGTAACTCCATTTAAAACTGCATTAAGGCTTGTATTTAATAGCTCACTGTCTCCATATCCATTGTTTGCTAATGTAAGCATTTTGTCATAAGCATCTTTTTCAAGATCGGTTAGTTTACTTGTATCTGGGCTTAAAGTATCTAAAAGTTTTAAAACTATAACTATTGCTTTTGAATTAGCAGCAGAGAGTTTTGCAAAGTTACCTGTTGCTTTATTAACATCATCTCCTACTTTCCAATTAACAGTATCAATTACTATTTTTCTAAGCTTTTCCACATCTGTTGGAATATTCCATTTTACATTCCCACTTTCATCAGTGGCTTTTTCTTCAAATCCCTGATAAATCAATTCTCCTATTTTTATTATCTTAATCATTTTTTCACTCCTTAAAATATAATATTTGAAATGATATTTCTTGGAACACCATTACTATCTTTAATAATCCCATCTACTGTTGTTGTAATATCGACAGCATTTCCATCACTATCCACTACTTTAAAACTATCGTCATTATTTAAATTATTCCATTGAAAAGATCCTGCACCATTTCTTAAAAAGAGTAATTTTCCATCTAATGTAAAATCATCAGAGCATTTAATGTTATAAACTGCTAAATTTATCTGCATTCCTTGACTTGTTCCCCAATTTCTACTACCAGCTAAATATCTGTCATTGTCAACTTTTATAGGGTTTGAACTATCAATATTTACCAGATAAACATTTGTTATTTGTGCTAAATAAGGATATTTTTCATAATCAGTTACAAAAAACGCACAGTTATTATCTCCGCTATTATTACTATCACTATCAAGTTTTTCTACATACAAATGTCCATAATTTAATATTCCTACTGAACAGCCATTAACAAGATTTCTTTGCCCATCAGGGATTTTCCAAGTTTTATCAGATGCTATTTCAATGTAAATGTTTTTTAATGCACTGTTAAAAATACCGTCATAATTACTGTTTAAAATAATATGCCCAAAACCACCGATAGGAACACTATCGACTGCTTTTTGCAAAGTTGCAAAAGGAGCATCACTGCTTCCGTCATTATTATCATCTCCATTATCTGCATCTACATAAAAAGTTCTATTAAATTGTCCTAAAGCTCCTCCTACATCATCCCAGAGTTGTTGTTTAAATTTTCCTCTGTTTGCTATTGTTACTGTTTGTATGTTTCCGTTTGCATCTTTGTATTGGTAAGTTACATCCTTAGGCACACTATCCATTAGGTCAGGATAAATATTTGCAAAATTAATTAAATTAAAATTAGCCACATCAAAAGGTAAAGCTCCCATATTATTCTCCTTTTTGTATTTAATATAGATTTATTAACATCTATTGCAAATTAAAAACTTTCAACTCCACCAAATCAGATAAAATAATTAAGCTATCATATTTCCCTCCTTAAAATACTTATTTGTGCTTGTTGTGCAACTGCTTGTGTAAGTAAACCGTTCAAAGCTTTTTCTAAAGCATCTTGATTGTAAGTAGCTTCAGTTGGTATTACATAATTTTTAATAGAGTTAGAAGCATTTATTGCTTCATCTCTATAAACTTTTGCTGTGTTTTTATAATTAAGTGTTGTATTCATATAAGAATATGTTTTATCTTTAAACTCGTTTATTTCATCTCTTACATGATTTGCTTGACTTGCCCAGTTATTCAAATATCCGCTCCAATTAGGAAGCTGATTTAAAAACTCATCAGCAGTTTCAATAAAATCATTATCATATCTTCCAGCAACTTGAGGAAGAGCTGGAATTGTTTGAGTAATCTTACTCATACTAATCCCCTTAATGTTAATCTTAATTCATTTGTTATATTGTTATTAATTGCAAAACTGAAATTTTCATAATAACCGTAAACCAATAATTCTCTGTAAATATCTTTTTCTGTTGCAACCCATAAGACAGGTTCTCCTCTCAATCTAACAAGTCTATGTTTTGCAGTGGAAAAATCTATGTTATATAAAAATACTTTACAATCAAGCGTATCTCTATAATTTCCTTTTGTTAAATATATATTTCCGTTTTTATCAACTTGTTTTTTAGAATAATCATCTATTCCTGCATTTATTCCTTGCAAAGTAAGGCCTAGATCTTGCAAATAACCTATAATAATCATGCCTACTCTTGCTTTTTCTGCTTTTTTGATAGTTAACTTTATTTTCCCCTGAAAAATAAAAGCCAAAGGAAAGAAAAATCTATCTACTTTTTCTAATTCTTCAAAAAAGTAATCTTTCCAATTACTAACCCCTATAACTGCGCTTTGTTCCTTTGTTAAGATTAAATTACCATAAGCATCATATACTTCTATTATAATACTGCTTGCTTCTACATTAAATAAAGCAATTCCGTTAACTTTTGTAATATTAAATTCCATTACAATATCACTATCATTCTCTGTTTGTGTATTGATATATTCATCCACACATCTATAAGGGTTAGTCCAGCTTATAAAAACCCAATTTATGTTATCTTCTGTAGGCTCTGTATTGTTATTATCAACAGCACTTTCCCAAATTTTATTATTGTGTATAACTTTATCACCTGTGTTATAAGTATTGCTATTGTCCCATTCAGGGTAATTTTCTACAGGAGCATTAGAGGAAATTAGCGTAAATTTGTTTTTAGAATTTAAGAAACGCATTTTATCCCCTCTTCATCAAATTTTTGTAGTAGATAAAGCATTTTTTTCTGAATAATATACTGCTCTTTAAGAATTTCATTTGTAGTTTTAATTTCCTCTATATCTACATTTACATTTATTGCATTTACAGGCTGTGCAGCAATAATAGGTAATTGCAGTTGCCCTCCGTTCCTTACATTTTCAAGCATTTTAAATAAAGAAGAATATTTTTTAACCATCCATTTAGGAGCTACCCATTCGCCCGCATGGACAATTCCAGCTACTCTCTCGCCTGTTTTATCTACATAACTACTTCCTAATCCTGTATATCCACCTTCTGCAAATCCAAAATGTTTAAATACATGCCCTATTGAATGCGTAACTGAATGGACAACTCCTCCTACAATAGGTATATTACCTACAAGATGCCCTATACCACTAACTGCACTTCCTCCTATGTTTTTAATAGCTTTAATAATTGCATTTACAATAGTTTTTTCTAAATTAGAAAGCCCTTTAAACATATTAGTAATTAGTTTAGATACACCTTTCCAGATTGCACCTAAAATATTTTTTAAAACATCTAATATGTCCTGCAAAATTTTGATTGCACTTTTAAAACCAAAATGTAAAAAATCTGCTAAATGCTCTAAAATGCTTTTAGTATCTTTAATAACATTTAAAGTTTCTATTTCAGGGCTTTTTAATGCGTCTATCTGTGTAGAAGGCAAAGGCATTGCACCATTATTGCTTTTAAGTATGTTTTGTATATACTCTTCAGGTGTAGTTTTTGTAATTCCTTCTAATGCTTTTATGATTTTTTTATCGCTTCTAATACCCGCAAGGCTTTGATATGCTTTTACTTTACTCAGCATATCGTTATAATCTATTTTCCCTGCTTTATAGTCTTGTATAGCTTTTGCTGCTTCGCTTTGTGCAGACGCATAATCTTCATTGTTTGCTATTCCTAAATCTTGTTTTAAGGAAGTTACATAATTACTAATAGCAATGTTTGCTTCTTTTTGTTTGTTAAGCAAATCTACTACTAAACTTACACTTTCTTTAAATTTAGAGTTTAAAGCTGTAATGCTTAAATTGTATTTTTTTAAGATATTTCCTTTTAATAATTCTCCTACATTTTTTGTTGTAGCAACTGCTTTATTTATAAATTCTGCACTGCCTTTTAGTATCTTTTGTATTAAATCTGCTACACCGCTTTCAGTAAGTTTTGTGTATTTACCTACAAGTTCTAATGCTTCTTTTTCTTGTTGCAACTTATAAGTGTTTGTGCCTGTAAGTTTGTCATAAAGGCTTCTATAGTCTTTTATATTTTTATAAACAGAGCCTGCTAAATTGATTAAATCATTTGCAAACTGCCTTATACTTTCTTTTAATTTATTCACACTCTCCACAAAAGCCTGTTGGAAGTTTTTAAAGCCTGTTACTTCATCAGCCCATTTTTTAGCATTTACAGCCATATTTAAGCCTTGCAATGCTGCCCCACCGTCAAAATACGCAGCAGCTGCAATTCCTCCTGCTATACTTGCTGCTTCTAAGGTATGCTGAACAATCTGTTTATATCCTTTAGAGCGTTTCATAAGTTCATAATTCAGTAAATATTCCTCTTTTGTAGCTTTTATACCTACTAATTCACCTTGTAATTTAGCTACTTGCCCGTAACCTTCTTGCCCAAATACATTATAAGCATTGCTTCTAAAAGAAAAATTCCTGCTTTGTTGATTAAAATAAGCAATTAGCCCTTTGTATTTGCTCTTAATTTCATCATATTGCTTGTCAAACATATAAGAAAGCAATTCTCCTGTATGTTGCACGGCAAATCCTGCTAACCCCCCCCAAATATTTTTAGAAGATTTTGCAATATTTTTTCCTAAATTTGTAAAAAAATCTTTCCAATTGTTTGATTTAAGAAATGCATCAACCACATTCACA